TTGTGTTCCATTAGTTTCAAATGTTACATTAGTCAAACCTACTTCCATACACATTTTAATTAATTCAGGCCATACTCTTTGCCAACCGAGTAAAGGTTCTCCACCTGTAATAACCAAATGTATATCATTCTTCTCATCAAATCTTCCATTAGGTAAAAGACTTATAATGTGTTCATATACCTCATCAACAGTCTTAGTCATTTGTAAATGTTTATATTTCATAGCCCAAGAAGCAGAACTATCACAACCTACAGGCGTGACAGGCAGTTCTGAAATATCTTTATAAGCTTCTGGGTGATTTTTATCGCCTTTAGGATCTGTCATATAAGGCATTTGGTCTGTAGCAATATACTTGCCACGCTCTTGTCCGAAACCAGCGCATTCAAAGTTACAGCCAAAGACTCTTAAGAATACACTAGGTACTCCTACAAATCTACCTTCGCCTTGTATGCTATAAAATGCTTCGCTGTATCTCAGTTTCATAATATGATATTATATATAAGGGTGAAGTAAGAATCAACCTACTCTTAGCGCTTTTGGTTGACCTTTTCAACCAAATAATGCTATCCCCTTTGTTCCCTTGTTAAATTCAAATAGTTTAAAGTTTAAACCAGATGTATCTATTGCTGTCATAGTCTCTGGATGAACCGTATCATAACAATCAATAACCATTGTTTGTACTTTGTCCTGCCAATAATTAATTGCTGTTGTTACAGATTGTTCTGAATGATTAGCATCATACCATAGTACTGTATACTCCTCTGCCAATTCAAAATCTTCTGTAAAGTGTTTCTTTTCGTATGTTATATTCCAGCCCTTTGTATTCTCTATAAACTGTTGTTCTTGTTCTTCAGCAGTACACATTAAACTATCCAGAAATGTTTTTAATTCTTCATTCATTACTGAAGCTCTACCTGTATTACCTATACCTACAAATACTTCAACACAATGTATAGTATAATCCTTACCTGCCTTTTCAAATGCTTCAGCCCAAGATACCGCAGACTTGCCTACATAAGAACCTATTTCTATAAGTTTACCTTTGTCAGGAAGTTCAGCAACAATGTCTGTAAAGTCCCACTCATAAAATCCTTTTATATCTTTACTAGCTTTTCGCATCTTCCTCTGCCTTAGCTGCTGCTTCCTCTGCCTTAATTTTTTCATCTAAGTATTTAGGTCTACGCTTAGGCATCTTTTTACCTGCGTTAGCTGCGTCAGCTTTAGCATTATCTGCCTCTGCTTGCTCAATCATGCCTCTCATATAACTTAGGTAATCATTAGAGTGTTCACTTCCGTCTGCACTCTGTTCTAAGATTTGATCTATATCTAAGCTCTTAATATATTTGAACTTAGTTTCCATTTGTCTTTTTTCTTTTTGGATACGCCTAATGAAAGCGTAGTATGTGATTTGTGTAAAGTATGCAAAAGGATTTTTAGATTTTGCTGGATCAAAGTTATCCATATATGTAAGACAGTTTTCAATACCATCTAAAATCATTTCATCTCTAAATGTATAGTTTACAAAGTTAGATTTATATGCTAAATGATTTGCTATTTTAACAAAGCACTCGCCTATATAATTTGTTACTTGTGGTCTTTCATCTCCACTCTCTTCTGCTTCAATTCTTTCCTCTCGGTAAGCACTAATCTTTACAAGGAACTCCTTGTTGTCTATATAGTGTGCCGAGTTAGGGTCACGTCTTTTTGCCATAATATACTCCTAATGTATTTGTTTCTTTATAATTGCATCTGCAAGTTCTGTCATTGTATCTATATCTAAGTCTGGTTCCTCTGACATTAAGTCACCGTCCCATTGTTGTTCTCTGAAATAAATATTTTCTACCATTCTTTCATAGCCGTCAACAAAATTTTCCTGTAGAGTAGATATATTAATAACATTATATCTTTCTATAGTAAAAATATGTTCTTGTGCTATAGCAACATAAGGTCTTAAACTTACTTGCTCACCTAATATATTTCCAACAGGTGTTATATTAGACACCAATTCTATTGGATGTTCTATTTCTACAAGATCTCCGTCTTGTGTTAGTCTGCCTACGATTGTAGTGCCGTCCATTAATTTTAATATGCTTATATCAGACATCTAATTTAACAAGTTTATAATCGAAACCTTCTTCGTTATAAATCTTGATCCTCTCTATTAAGTGGTTAAGTGTGTAATTCTTTTTAGACTTCCACGCTAAATCATCACCAATATCAAAAAGATTACATGATACTTTGTTCTCTCCTTTACGAAGTCCTCGTCCTATACTCTGTAAGTTTCTTATTCTACTCTTACTAGGCGAGGCAAACACAATATTATGAAGGTTCCTTATATTTATACCCGTTGAAAATGTGCCGTATGAGGCAATGATGATAGCATCGTTTTGTGTTTCTGTAATAGCTCTTATTTCTTCTCTTACCTCTGTATCTGTGCCACCATATACAAAGAATACTTTTCTGTTTTCTTTAACTGTTTTGCTTATCATTTCATGTAATACTGTACCATGCTTTTCTACAAATTGAAATAGAACAAGTGTGTTACCGTCTTGTGCAACAGTTAATTTTCTTATAATTTCATTACGATCTGGGTGTGTTACTATCCAATCTATTTCTTCTTGGTAAGTCATACCCTTTACTTCTTTTCTATGTGCGTCCTTCCAGTTAATCATACAACATAAAATTTTTAATGTGGCTAGTTGCTTATCGTCCATTAATTTTTTAGTAGTTGTAACCTTGTGTACTTGTCCAAACACACCTTCTAGTACAAGCCTATGTGTCTTAGTTCCATCTAATGTACCTGTTGTTCCTATTCTAAAAGGTGTGTTTGTAAGCTTGTTCATTAATGTTGTTAATGATTTTGCTTTAAACAAGTGTGCCTCATCTCCATATACTACTTCAAATTGTTCAAACCATTTTTTAGGATACTTGTATATAGATTGCCATGTACTTATTGTTATAGGATATTCATTTGTTTTTTCTTTACCACCATATATCCTATGACAATTTTCTGTTACTTGCCAAGTGTCTGCCGTAGCATAGTCCTGAAAGTCTCCATACATTTGTTCTACCAAAGATGTAGTAGGCACAATTACTAGTTGCTTTCTACCTTTCAGTTGGTGATAACGGATAAGGCTATAAATAATAAGAGACTTCCCAGAAGCAGTTGGAGATAAGAGGAGAGTTCTCCCAACATTAATTGCCTTTGTAACCGCTTCTTTCTGATAATCTCTAATTTCGATTTGTTTTCCATTGGATTGTAACCTCAATTCATTAGTAAATCTATCTATGTCTATGGTTTCGCCTATGTCAGGCATGTTTACTTCTATATTATACTCTAAGGTTTCTGCAAACTCTTTCAAGTAAGGCAAAAGACCTATGTATAATTCTCGGTTGTATATATTAAACAATCTTGCTTTGCCGTCCCATACTTTCTTCTTGTATAGAGGCATAAACTTGGCACCAGGTATTTCAAAAGTAAAGAAGTCACATATCTCTTGTGCAGTACTTGGATCTGTATCTACACTAATATGTACTTCGTCTTTTTTAGAAACCTTGATCAACTTTTTTTGCTCCTAGATACCGGCCAAATATTTTTCACTAGTAAGACCCGTTTGTAAACTTAGTCCATTCAATTGCGTTTTTAATATCAAAAGAACGACTAGAAATCGACTTCATAACACTCTCACACAGGGTCAAACAAGTGTTTAAATACTCCAATTTATCGGTTAATTTAATAACATCTTCGTCTGTGTCTAAGAACTCATTCATCTGATTATTAAGAGGAGCGTTACCTAAGTACTGATCCCAGCCTCTTTCATTCAATTCCTTTTGATCTAACTCACCTCGATAATACTTCCACTTCAGCCTTCTCATTTTAAATAATTCACTTTGGGATCTGCGACATTGTAGTCTTAGTGTAGATAAATGGTTAAGATACTTAGAATGTAGTTCTGGTATGCGTGTAGACTCCTGTCCAAGGTTAAGTTCATCAACCTTACAGTCTTCTTGCCACATGTCTTGTAGTTCTTTTAGAGTTATCATAATATATACATTATAGACTCTTGCTATGTAAGAGTCAACTAGTTATTGTACCTTTTGGTATTATAAGACTTCGATTTCAAATAATGAGTACTTAAACATAGCAACACCCATCATATAATCTGTACTGCCTGTTACTATCTCAAAATCCAAACCCTGTAAACTTGTAGGGAAAGCATCGACGAAACTAATTACCACTTTTGCGTTGTTGTTTGAATCTAATAGGGTAAGTGTAGCATCACTATACTGTCCTAACCCTTGTGAGCTCTCAGGTGATATATCTGGGAACCTATAGTTTTGTGTTTTTGTATATTCTGCAAATTGCTTGCTGTCTTTAGGGAAACCTAGGCCTACCATCCAATCATATAGTTCTTTATAATTTTTCATGTCCTCTTGTATGAGGAATCGTATCATTAAAGTACCAAATTCTATTTTATCGCCTGGGTGTCCTATATCTACTAAAGGATTGGGTTGAATTGCAGGTGGCAAATTCATTTCTGGTATGTTAGCAGCGTTACAGAAGTAACTTGTATTAGGAATGTTATGTATCTGAAATTTAAATGCGTTAGGACGCAAATAGTCTAACTCATTTGAGTTAGCATTACTCCACGATGCTTCTGAAACATTCGTAATATTGGTTGTTGTCATCTACCTTGTCCTCTGTACTTTTTATAACTTCTTTTTCTGTTTTTATTCATCTTGGAAGT